GAGCTGGCCCGCATGCAGGCCAGCGAAGAGGCGCTGCGGGCCAAGGCCAAGAAGGAATGCGGCGAGGACTTTGGCATGCCACGAGTTGGCATGACGCTGCAGCGCGCCAGGCAGTGCCTGGGCTATGCGCGCCTGGTGGGCCAGGTGAACCGAAAGGACGGTGTGGCGTCGGTCTACGCGAATGGGCGTGTGCAGCTGATCGTGATGGACGGCAAGGTTGTGGCGTGGCAGGGGCTGCGCTAGCGCCCGCTCTCGCACGCGCGTGAGGCCCGCTTCGGCGGGCTTTTGTTTTTCGCACGCGCGAAAAGACCCGCGCAGCGCCGCCGGCCACGATGCCGGCCATGCTCAAGACACGCGCCGCGCTCCTCGCCGCCACCACGCTGGCCTTCGCCGCCGGCATGGGCTCGCCCCCGACATCGGTTGCCGACACGGCGCCCGCACTGCGCGGGTCCACCGTCACGGCCGGCGTCCCCAAGCACACGCAACGAGCGCCCACCAGCCCCGAGCAGCGGGCGGCCTGGCTGCGGGTGCGTAGCAACGGCGCCGCCAGCCGGCGCTTCCCCGGGCGAGGCTGGCCCGTGGCTCACGACCGCCGCATGGCGCGCAAGCGCCGCAACGTGATCAAGGCGCGCCGCGCCAAGCGGGGCTGAACATGGGTTCGGCCCTGTTTTCATGCCCCAACCCGGGACGGGTTGGGCCGGCTGCATGCGTACCGTCGAACGGTGTTCAACAGGAGGGCCGCGCATGGCACCGCTGATCCCCATCGCCGTGCAGCTCGCGCAGTTCGCGCCCTCGCTGCTGCGCTTCTTCAAGGCCGGCGAGTCCAGCACGGCTGTCGCCGAACAGGCGGCCAGCCTGGCCCAGCAGGTGAGCGGCACCAAGACGCCCGAGGAGGCGCTGGCGGCCATCAAGCAAAGCGCCGAGCTGCAGCAGCAGTTCGACCTCCGCGCGATGGAGCTGGACGCGCAGCTGGACCAGGCCTATCTCGCCGACCGACAGAACGCTCGGGGCCGGGACATGGATTTCATCAAGGCCGGCCGCCACAACACGCGGGCCGACGTGATGGTGGGCCTGGCTGCGTTGGGCCTCATCGCTTGCCTGGTGGTGCTGACCGTCTTTCGCGGGAGCATCCCCGGCGAGGTGATCGGCCTGATCAGCACCATCGCCAGCCTGTTCGGCGTGTGCCTGCGCGACGCCTACCAGTTCGAGTTCGGGTCATCTCGCGGCAGCCGCGAGAAAGACCAGCTCATGGCCGCCCAGCAACGCGGCGGGAACTGACGTGTTGGACGTCTATGACCGCGCCCAGGCCCGCGAGGCCGAGCTGCGCAATGACGCGCTGGCCGATCACCAGCGCCGCGCGGCGGCAACGCTGGGCGAGCCCGGCGATGCCGAGCGGTGGCGCGAGTTGAGCGCCGAGTTTTGCGAGGGCACCGGGTGCGGTGCCCCGATTCCTGAACGGCGGCGGCAACTGGTGCCGCGCTGCCGATTTTGTGTGGACTGCCAGGGTCGCAAAGAGGCCGGGCTCAAGAGGAGTGCGGGCTGATGCAGTTGCAGATTGACCTGTGGCAGGTGCTGTCGTTCGGCGGCGTGTTGGTTGGGGCCTTCTGGGCCATCGGCCGCGTGCTGGTGGGGCAGTTCCAAAGGGCCATTGAAGAGAAGTTCACCGCTGTTTCGAACGGGCTCAAAGAGCAGGCCGACAGCAACCGCCAGCTGGAGCGGGACTTCATGGACTTCAAGGCCACGATGCCGCGCGACTACGTGCGGCGCGAGGACTTCGTGCAGACCATCGCCACGATCCAGGTCCGCATCGAGAACATGGCCCTGCGCATCGAGCAGGCGATTCGTGACGCGTATTCGAAGAGGGAGCAGAGCTAATGGACATGGCCCAACAAATGCGCAAGGCGCGCAGCGAGAGCATCCGGTGGTACTTGCTGGTGGCGCTGAACGTGGCGCGGCCCGCCGGTGCCGGCACGCCGATCCTGCTGACGGTGATCCAGGCGAACCACGCCGACGCCACCGAGCTGGAGATCCGGCGCGAGCTGGACTACCTGAAGGACCGCAAGCTGATCACCATCACCGCGGACCCGCTGGACCGCTGGCACTGCGAGCTGACGCATTACGGCGTGGACCTGGTTGACTACACCAGCGAGTGCTTCCCCGGCATCGCTCGACCCAAGGTGACGGGCTGACGCATGGGCGAGCGGAGCAAGATCGTGCAGCTGCCCGAGGCGACGCGCGTCGAGCTGGACCAGCGCCTGGTGGCCGGCGGCTTCAGCGGCTACGTGGAGCTGGAGGGCTGGCTGCGGCAGCAGGGTTTCGAGGTCAGCAAGTCCAGCATCCACCGCTACGGCAGTCAGATGGAGCGCCGCCTGGCTGACCTGCGTGTGTCCACCGAGCAAGCGCGCGCTCTCGTCGCTGCGGCGCCGGATGACACCGATGCGATGTCGCGCGCCACGATGCAGATGCTGCAGCAGCGCCTGTTCCAGGTGCTGCGCGACATGGATGACGTGGACCCCGACGACGTGGACCTGGCCAAGCTGGCCAAGGCGGTTGCGCCGCTGGCCCGCGCGTCCATCGCGCAGCAGGAATACATGCGCCAGGTGAAGGAGCGCGCCGCTGCAGCGGCCGACGCCGCCGACCGCATCGTCAAGACCGGCGGGCTCTCCGCCGACTCTGCGGCGGAGATTCGCCGCGCCATTTTGGGGATCGCTCAGTGAGCCAAGTCACACCCATCACGCCGGCCAAGATCGGCCGCACCATCCACGTCATCGGCAAGGCCGTCGAGAGCAACGGCGCCACCGTGGCGCCCGCCGTCATCACGCGCGTCTGGGGCGAGCCGCAGCCGGGCGGCAAGCAGATGATCAACCTGACCGCCTTTCCGGACGGCGCCGCGCCGCTGCCGATGGGCTCGGTGTTCCTGTACCCGTCGCGCGAGGCCGCGCATGACGCGGTGCATGGCGTCACGGGCACGGACTCCGCGGCGGCCTTCTGGCCGGAGCGCGCGTGAGCGCGCTGCTGGCCCAGGTCGAGCAGGGGCTGTTCCTGCTGTTCATGCTCGTGTGCACATCGTTCGGCATCACTGGGTTGATCTGGTGTGTGGTCCAGATCGCCGGGCGCATCTGGTTGCAGCTCGTCGCAGCTGGCACGCTTCGCGCGGCAATCAAGCACGTCCAACGCGAGGAGCGTGAAGCACTCGCACGCTCGTTCGGCACGCCGCGCGATGGCTGACGTTCCTCATGAGCTGCCCAACACGGCCGGCGCCAACGTGCCGGCCGTGCTGCTGCCGTATCAGCAGGCGTGGATCGCGGACCCCAGCCCGCTGAAGCTGGCCGAGAAGAGCCGCCGCACGGGCCTGACCTGGGCCGAGGCGGCCGACGACGTGCTGACGGCCAGCAGCTCGCGCGACGCCGGCGGGCAGAACGTCTACTACATCGCCTACAACCAGGACATGACCATCGAGTACATCCAGGCGTGCTCGATGTGGGTGAAGGCGTTCAACCGGGCGGCCAGCGAGATCGAAGAGGGCTTCTGGGACGAGGCCGACGAAGACAAGCACATCAAGACCTTCACCATCCGCTTCCCGGGCTCGGGCTTCCGCGTGGTGGCGCTCAGCTCGCGGCCGTCGAACCTGCGCGGCCGGCAGGGGATCATCGTCATCGACGAGGCGGCCTTCCACGACAAGCTGGTGGAGCTGCTCAAGGCCGCGATGGCGATGCTGATCTGGGGCGGCAAGGTGCGCGTGATCAGCACGCACAACGGTGTTGAAAACCCGTTCAACGTGCTGTTGACGGAGATTCGCGCGGCGACCCGCAAGGGCACCATCCACCACATCCCGTTTCGCGAGGCGGTGGGCCAGGGCCTCTACCGCCGCGTGTGCCTGCGGCTGGGCAAGGCCTGGACGGCAGAGGACGAGGCGGCCTGGATGGAGGGCGTCTACAGCTTCTACGGCGCGGGCGCGGCCGAAGAGCTGGACTGCATCCCGGCCAACAGCGGCGGCGCCTGGCTGAGCCGCGCGCTGATCGAGGCGCGCATGTCCAAAGAGCTGAAGGTGCTGCGCTGGGAGTGCAAGCCCGGCTTCGAGCAGTTGCCCGAGCACATCCGCATCGCGGAGTGCAACGACTGGCTGGTGGCGCACGTGCTGCCCGAGCTGCTGAAGCTGGACCCGGCGCTGGCCAGCGGCTTCGGCGAGGACTTCGGGCGCACGGGAGACCTGACGGTCATCAGCCCCTGGCAGCTGCTGCAGAACCTGAAGCGGCGCTTCCCTTTCCTCGTCGAGCTGCGCAACGTGCCGTTCAAGCAGCAGGAACAGGTGTTGTTCTACATCTGCGACCGGCTGCCGCGCCTGCGCAAGGGCGCGATGGATGCGCGCGGCAACGGCCAGTACCTGGCCGAGGTGGCGATGCAGCGCTACGGCGCGCTGGTGATCGAGCAGGTGATGCTGAGCGAGACCTGGTACCGCGAGAACACGGCGCCGTTCAAGGCGGCGTTTGAAGACGACGGCATCGAGATCCCGGCCGATGCCGAAACATTGAACGACCTGCGTGCCATCGAGGTCATCAAGGGCGTTCCGCGCATCCCTGACAAGCGCAGCAGCGACGGCGATGGGAAGAAGCGTCACGGCGACTCGGCCGTGTCGCTGCTGCTGGGCCACTACGCGAGCCGCTGCGACTACGTGCCCATCGAGCACGAGAGCACCGGGGACGGCCGCATGAGCGATGACCTCGACGCATTCATGGAGAACTACCGATGACAGGCATCGTCGACCAGAACGGCCAGCCGATCACACAGGAGATCGCGTCCATCGAGCGCGATCCGCACCGCGTGTTCTTCGGTGGCATCCAGTACAACGAAGACGACACGCTGAAGAGTCGCGGCGGGGCCAAAGGCCTGAAGATCTATCAGGAGCTGAAGCGCGACGCCCACGCTGGCGCCGTGCTGGCCAAGCGCAAGCTGGCCGTGACGTGCCGGGAATGGGTTGTCGACCCAGCCAGCGAGGCGCCTGCCGACGTGGCCGCCGCTGACCTGGTGCGGGAGTACTTCGAGGGCTCGCAGTTCAACGCGCTGTGCAAGCGGCTGCTGGAGGCGACGCTGCAGGGCTTTGCGGTGGCGGAGATCATGTGGGCGGTGATCGACGGCAAGGTGCTGCCGGAGCGCATCAAGGCCCGCAATGCGCGGCGGTTCACCTTCGATGTGAACGATGAGCTGCGCCTGCTCACGCGCGAGGCGCCGCTGCTGGGCGAGGCGCTGCCGCCGCGCAAGTTCATCGTCCACCGCCGTGGCGCTGACACCGAGGACAGCCCCTACGGCGAAGGCGTCGGTTCCATGCTGTTCTGGCCGGTGTTCTTCAAGCGCAACGGCATCAC